AGGACTTTCTACTTCAAGTTCAACTGCATTAACTCCCTCTGGCACGCTTTCTTTTAATAAAACACAACAAAGAATTTCTAAATCTGGGTGTATATAAGCCCATACTCTCATCATACTAACCTCCTGACTAAAATATGCACAATTCCATTTGAAGCAGTTGTTGAAAGTGTTCCAAGAGATATCCATGATGTGGTAGTATCTTCCCATTGATTACCAAATAAATAAATAGCCCCGCCGTGAGAAATTCTGGAATTTTTTAAAAAACCTACACAAAATTTTGCATTAGTAAAAGTAGAAATAAAGCATTTTGTAATACTTCCTGATGTTGCTTGTGATAAAAACATATAACTTAAAACTAACCTTAAACTACCTACAGAACCTCCATCTGCTGAAGCTATATTACTATAAACTATAGCGTTTCCATAGGATGTATTGTTTGGATAGAGAAAAGTGGAAATATCCGCAAACTTCTGAAATGGAGCAATTATAAACATCAAATACAAACCTTCTACAGTCGCTATTCGCAACTGTTTGTTTGTAGTAGCTGTAGTATTCCACAATATATAAGCCTCTTCCCCAACCTGCAACAAATAATCACTCGCTGCATCAGTTAAGTCAACTCTTCTAAAGGTATAAACATTACTTTTTACATAAGTTCCGCTTAAATCAAGCACTCCACTTGCATTCAGAGGTACTATTACATTCGGTGCTGGCACCAAACTTGCATGAAAACCATCTACTGTATCGGCAAAGGACACCTTCAGATCTCGCCAATCTGAGCCATTGAAGTATTTCAGGAAGTTATTCGCATCTATCCATAACTTACCTGGGTATGTAAGGTTTGGAGTGGTAGAGCTGGCTTCAGGTTTTACTGTATCAATGTCCCGCTTTGTTGCAAGAACAACTGTATCGGAAATTACCGCGGTGACGTTTTGCGCATTTGCAATGACTGTATAGATGTCAACAACATTCTCAACTCTCGTGATACCATCCGCGGGAATAAAGTCTGCCCTGTCTCCTGCATAGGCTACCGCATAAAGTATTTCTCCGATCTCTGGGTCTTGGGCGTAAATGCCGATTTCCCGCATGAAGAAGCCTTGAGGAAGTCCAGTGTTAGTTAGCACGAACCTTAGGCGAACCGTTCCGTCGCCGACCACCCTGATTTCTTGTATCGGTAGGTTTAGCTTGGGAGAAACAAGGTCGTTTAGTTGCGTTGGGTCTGTGTTTGAAGACCAGAGCCCATCGCCGAGTTTTATTCTTGTGAAGGTTAGTGTAGTCCCGGCCTGAGTTTTGGCTAAAAGGTTTCTCCCTCTTTGCGTCAGTATTGTGCCTCTAAAGTCTGCCATTTGTTAACCTCCTAAGGCAGGGTATACAGCCATGTAGCTTGCAATTCTTTGGACACCGCCCGCATAAATCCCTAATTGCTCAACCGATACTTGAGGTTCGTAGATGCCTATCTCATAGGATGTTGCGACCCTCTGAGCAAAGCCGGTATGGATGGTATAAGGTTCAACTGATGTGTCTACATGCAAGCCGATCTGATAGTGCTTTCCATCTTTCTGAGCAAAAGCGTGGTAAAGGGTTTGTCTATACTCTCTGTGGAAGCCGATTGCGTCAAGCCACGAACGAACATTTTTATACTCGTTGATAAGCCCGATTAACCTGCGGTATGTGTCTTCGTCTTGTATGATGTTTTTAACGAACACTTTAAATTTGTATGGGTCACCGTTGTAGTCAAACCATTCCTGCAAACTCGCATCTAAACCTAAAGCTTGAAAGAACTTCTTTATTGCGTAGGGTGTTCCCTTGTAGCGGTGGAGTTCAATTGCGTTCTTGATCAGATTGCGTTTTTCTTGGATGGTTTGGGCTTGGTCATAGCCCTCAATGTGGAATTGCCAAGCGAGGAGATCAAGGAGTTTCTCGTCTTCTATTTCGTCGATGCGAGGATAGATAAGAACATTGATAATATGTCTCTTTAACTCTTCAAAGTTTGTGTCAAAGGTATCTACTAAGTGTTGAAGCTCTCTTATGCTTGGAGGAGTAAGGTCCTTAATCATCTACCAAACCTCCGTAGCGAATGTTTACATTCTGGGCATGTGCTATCTGTTCAATAGTGAGTTCCTGCTTCGCTGGCAAGGTTAAGTCTACCCTGTAAGCTCCCGCTTTCTTAACAAGTCTTGTTAGTTCTTCGGGTAGGATGTCTCTTCCGATTTTAGATTTTGTCCAAGCGATAAAGTCGTTTACTGCCTTCTCAACTGCAGACTGGATAAAAGAAACCTTTGAAGCATCTGTTCTATTCACATAGAAGGTTAAATCAATGTCGTAGTAGACCACTTCAGGGGCGGAGACTAAGACTTGGTCGGTTAAGGGACGCACGCGCTCTGAGGATAAATAATCCCTAACAAGAGAAAGCATAGTTTCATCCGGAATGTTGCCACCTTTCACGGTAAAGATGACTTTTACCTGACCGGGGGCTGGACTGTAGACCTCTACATCTTCTATGTCCTGATGGGCTGATAGCGTGTGATAGATGTAGGCTTGCTTGGAGCCTGCGTTAGTGAAGCGTTCGATGGATAGTCTTATCCTCTCACGGAAGCGTTCGTCGTCTTCTTCATCTGAACCATACATGCTCATGGTGATGTTTGAGACAGAGGCAATGTAGGGCAATGGATCCATGAGGTCTTTTATCTGTCCGGGAGAAAAGCCGTTTCCTATTGTTCCCGCTTCATTGCACTCGGCTGGGACGTCAACAAACAAGCTTCCAGCTGGGATTTTTGCTTCCTGCAAAGTTGCAAAATAGAGGTCTCCTCCTGCGGATACCCTTGTCCCGGCAGGGATGACTACATCAAAGTCCAAGGGTTCCGCTAAGGAAAAACGCAAGACGGTTTGAGCTTTCCGGGCGGGAAGTCTTTGAACTCCGTAAAACTCAGCAAGGGCATCAAGATACTGTCCTTTCGCAAAAGCAAGCAAATTCTGTTTTGCGGTTTCGTTTATGGCTATAGCTAAAAGGGTGCTGGCGTAAGTCTGAAGATTGATTAGCAAGCGTTCAGGGTCTGCTGGGTAGAGTGGGCGTTGTGTGATTTTTTCATAAGCATCGATCAGCAAGCTTTCCCAAAAACTTGCATCAGTTTCCACAAACTTTACATCCATAGCTCCTGACCCACCAAACTTTCTATACCTTCAATCGCTAATACAAGCTGTATCTTCGTTCTGTCAAGGCGTCTTTCAAGTTTGATTTCTTTGACCTTTACCCTTGGCTCCCAGCGTTCTATCTCATCTACTATGTAGGCTTTGATCTTGCCCACTGTCAGAACTGTGAGTGGTTGGTCTATGAATCTGTAGAGTTCTGAGCCAAAATCGGGACGGTGCACATCGGAACCTTTGGGTGTAGTCAAGATCACGCGGATATTTTGCAAGACGCTTTTTACGGTGTCTCGTTCAATAACAGTCATAGTAAAAAGGATGGCGGATGGGAAGGGAGATTTCAAGCAAAGATTGCACAAACTTTTAGAATAGCTTAACCGTAGCAGACTGTAGTTTTTCAGAAAGTTCAGAAAGCAGGCTTTCTATATCTTTCTTCAGCCGCCCGCACGTTTTGATAGCAAGGCTTTCGTCGTTTGAAACCACATAAACACCGTTCCTGACAAAAATGTAGTTCGTTTCGTATTTTTTGGTCTGAGGGTTGAGAACTCTTTGGATAAAGACATGCTCGGGCTTTTTTATCACCTCACAGCTTAGTTGTTCGTATTCTTTGAGGGAACTGACGCCTAAGTCTTTTGCATGCTTCTCAAACTCTGCTTTAAGCCTGCTGGCTTTGGAGTCAAAGGTGCCATCGGGATTACGCCTCCAGTCGCTTCCAAGATGGGCTTTAATTCTTGCGGTTAATTCTTCAGGTCTTAAAGCTTTTAACTCAGTGGTTAGTTCCTGCAAAATTGCAGTTTCCTCCAAGGATCGGGGCGGGACAGCCGGTTCTACGATGACCGGGTAGGGTTCTTCAATTTCTTCAATAAAAGCTACGATCCTGCATCTACAGTGTGGGTGGGCTGGTGGCATCTTTGACGGCATCCGTGGGCTTGGCAGGCTTTTTAGCTTATCCAAAGGAAAACTCGTCAGGAAGGGCTTTACTTCAGGTAAAGATGCCGGGTCGGATTCTATAAGCTCTAAGGTTCTGATTGCCTCTCCCGTATCAAAAATTCTGCCGTCCATTGTTCTGCAGTAGGGACACGTTAGCCTGTCTCCCACTGCGTCCCAACGATATTTTGTAATCCTTGCCTTTGCTATAGCCCTCAACCTTGCGGAATTTCGGAGGTGATTAACTGATGTATCTATGATCTGTCTTACTTTACCTTCCGTTCTTTGCTTGAGATAACTTCCAAATTCGTTTAGAAAGTGCTTGATGCCCTCTTGCCCTTTACCGATTGGGTTTCCTTCTTCTAAATAGAATTTGGAAAGCCACTTGACTACATCTAAGCGAAGTTTTTTATCTCCCTGAAAGAACTTGCCAAGGTAGAAATCAGTTAGGGAAAGGGCATAGTTGACTGCTCGTTCATCTGCCATGTTGAACTCTATTCGTATCGGCATTCCTTCGGTGGCTTCTTTTTGCGTTTTTTCGTAGATCCTTTTGAACTCGGAGTAAAGCATTTCTTTGTGTTCTGGTGGAAGGCGCACCTTCTGTTCTAATTCTTGCATAATGAAGCGTGTAAAGTCGTTGAAGCTAATGAAGTAGGGTGCAAAGCGGAGGGCTTGGTCAAGGACAGACTCTACTTTCTTTATGAAGTCGGGAAGGATCTTCTTCAGCAGTTCATCTATGAACTCGTTCCCTTCAGTGTCCCAATCATACTCCGCCATGCCTACTCCTCGGGACTGTAGCCGAGTTCTTTTTTAGCTGTTTCAACATCAATAATACCAGCTTGGAGGAGTTGGATTATCCTCTGGGTTTCTTTCAACCTTGCCTCAGCCTTCTTCTGCGGTTCAAAGTCCGGAAGCGGGTTGAAGATGATATTTACATCATCTATGTCAAAGCCTTTTAGTATAAGATGTAAGCGGTAGACAAACTCTAAGAAGCGTCTAATCAGCCTTTGGATGTTTTCCAGCTGGGCAGAAAAGACATGTAGAGCAACAGTTGCCCAAGTTTCAGTGTAGCCAGTTGAGAAGCCGAGAACCGCCGGTTGAGACTTTGCTCCTTCTATTAGCCACTTTTCTGCGAGGTCAATGATCTCCCTTATTCCTCCAGCGTTTGGTGATATTTCTTTGAATTCCGCTTCCGTTCCATCGAAGTGAAGAAATATACCTTTTGCCATGTTTTCACTTACCTGCTGTGCGATGTTTTCAAGCCACTTTAGTGCCCTCTCTTGGTATTCTGTCTCGGTTTCGTTGGGTGCTTTGGCAAGTGGTGGGAACTTGACATCTAAAAATCCGATTAGACCGATTTTCTGTGCCAACCCTTTTAACTCTGTGATCATGCTTTCCACCACTTCCACGATGGAGAGGGAGGCAAGGAATGGAGGGATGGCATAGGGCGAATCTTCAAGGGTCAGCAGAGGCAAATACTTATAAGTCATTGGATTGAGTTTTATAGGTTCTGCGTTGCCGACCCACTGATAAGGCTCGTATTCGTCCGTCTCTTCGTTGTAGGTGAAATACACAGTAGCCGACGGGACAAACACGACCTTTTTTACTCCCTGCAATTTTTCATCAACCACCACTTCAGCGGATATGGCTCCAGAGATGTTTATTTGGGCGATTAGCTGGTTGATCAGGTAGTCTGTGTTAAGAAGGAAAGCAAGTTCTTTGAGTTCCTCTCTCGCTTTCTCTGCATCTTTACCCTCAACCTGAACAGTGTGCCCGGTGTTTGCTAAGTTGATTGTAAGGTTATGCACTTGGGAAAGGATAGGGTTTGCAATGACCGCTTTGGCTATGACGTTTAGCCATTCCCGTGGATATTTTGGGTTGATGAACTTATACCGGACATCTAAGGTCTTGGGAGTTAAAACTTTCTCGGATTGGATT